ATTAAAAAATATATCATTGTTTAATTAAACAAAAAGAAATGACACAAGAAGAAATTAACAAAATAAGTATTTATGAATTAAACACTGAATTAATTGATTATTTAATTGAACATAATATAATAATTAATTACGTATTAGGTATTAAAGTAATTATTCTTTCTGTTAAATACTCTAATAATATTGGTAATCAAATTGACTTTGAATTAAAAATGAAAGTGGTAGAAAATATTGAAAGAGTATTTTTTAATAATAAAAATTATGTTAATAATATATATAATGAAATTATGTATCAAAATGATACTTTTTATTATGATGTAAATTATTTTAGAAAACAAAAAATATTAAAAATATTAAAAAAATGGATGACTACTCAGGTGAATTAAAAAGAAATGGTAAAAGAGCAGAAGTTTTAATAAATAATTATTTTATTAATAAAGGATTTATTGTTAAAGATGTTTCAGAACAAAAAACATTTCAAAATAGTGAAATAGATTTAATTTTATATAATAAATATGGTAAAGATGTTAAAGTTGAAATAAAATCAGACCGACATATTAAATCTAATGCTAATATTATTGTTGAAATGAAAAGATATTACCATAACCTTAATAGATTTTATGATGGATGGTATAAATTTAGTAAAGCAGATTATATTATTTATGTTAATCAAGTATATAAGAAAATTTATATAATCAATTTTAAGCATTTTAAGGTAGCAATACAAGCCTATAATAATTTCTTTGGTATTCCATCAGATACTAAGGTAATAATGGATGGAAATGACCCCAAAACAACATATAATAGATGTTATTCATTCATTGAACTAACAAATAGATTTAATCTTAATATATTAGAACTTAATATTGATGTTGATGAATTAAAAGTTAATGAAGAAGTAAAAAAGTATATGAAAAGTTTGGAAGTTAAATAAATTATATTACCTTTGTAGAAGTATTAATATTAAAAAATATAAAAAATGATTATTATATCAAAAAAAATAAGCAAAAAAGAGCAAAAAATCCAAGTACTTTTAGTTAAAAAAATAAATTCACTTATTATTGGTAAAAATTTGATGGTTGGTAGTTATGAGTATAATGAAATAACTGAAAATTTTGAAATGACTGTTTATAATCTTGACAAAAACAAGAAAGTGTGTTTTGGATACCATACCAATTATGATTTCGTTGGTGTTTATGAGTACTTAGATGATGCCGAACACCAATGGATTTATAATAAACAATATAAAGTTAATGTTAATAATATATTAACAAGCAAACGAATTGAAAATAGTATTAATTTAATAATGTAAAATATGAAGTTAGAAGAATTAGTTAATGGTTTAGGTGATGAAGAATTTATTAAACATAAGATTTACTTAGATGCTGTTAAAGATGTAGCAGGTGAAATATTATATGTTGGTGAATTAGATTTTGTTAATTATAGGTTCAATGTATTAGCAACCAATAAAGATGATGAAAGATTGATGAACCGATATTTAATTGATTTTATAGAAAATAAAGATTTTGGTGATATATTAGCAATTAATAATTTTATTAAAGAAAATAATAATTATGATTATTTGTTTGTGATATATAATGTTGAAGGTAGTTATAAATTCAAAGCAATTAAACTTGATTAAGTATGACAAAGAAGAATAAATTAACAGATGAAGAAAAGTATAACATAATAAAAACTATTTTAAATATTGCTATAATAACAGCATTTATTACATTTCTTATAATATTATTAAAGAAAATAATAATTATGATTATTTGTTTGTGATATATAATGTTGAATGTAGTTATAAATTAAACTTGATTAAGTATGACAAAGAAGAATAAATTAACAGATGAAGAAAAGTATAACATAATAAAAACTATTTTAAATAGTGCTATAATAACAGCATTTATTACATTTCTTATAATATTATTAAGAATGTTATGAAAATAAGTAAATTATTATATTATACTAATTCAGAAATAACAGAAATAAGACAAAATTATATTAATTTAATGAAATCTAAAATGGAAAATAGTAAATATAATTTTGAAGGTAGTTATGATACATTAGAAGAAGATTTTAATAAAATGATTATTAAGTTAAATGAAAATCCTAATGTTTATTATAGTTCATTTCTAATATTAGAAGACGATATAACACAAATGATTAGTAATTGTTATTTACTTAATAATAACTACTTCCAAATCTATGGTAATGATATTAATGACCTTAATATTGACTATATACCTGAACTTGATATTAATAATACTAATTATGAAATAAGTTAAATAAAATATGAAATATATAACACTAATAATAGCAACAATAATGCTAATAGCAGTCATTTTATACGTGAATGATTCTGCTAATACTAAGAAAATCTATGAAAGTAATATTAATACCTTAACAGACTCAATTAAAATTACTAAAAATAAAGCAAATGAAATACAATTTGAAAAGAATGTATTAATATCTGATGTTAAAGGGTTAAAATCTTTGAATATAACGCTATATGATGAAGTTAAACTACAAAATAGTAAGGTAGTATCACTTTCAAAAGTTAATGCTTCTATTAGGTTTAAAAATGATGAACTAAATAAACTACTTAAAAGTAAAAAAGATACAATTATTGTTAAAAATGATTCAACATTTACATTAAAAAGTGAATTAGAGTATATTTATGATGAAAATAACTATGATATATTTACATTCAGTAATGATATAGTATTAAAGGATGGTCAAATTCATTCATTTGAGGGGTATTTAAGCGAACGTAATAGTAAAATGGATATAAGTATAGGACATACTCTTAATAAGGGTTATATAAGTCTGTATTTGAATACTAAATATCCTTTGAAAGTAGATGAAATTGAATCTTTCATTGATATTAATAATAAAGCATTTAGAAAATATCAGAAAAAGAAGAAATTTAGTGTTGGTATTGGAATAGGTTATGATGTTAAAGGTAATGTATTACCACAAATTGGTATTTATTATTCTATTTTTAGATTTTAGGACTATATTTTTTTATATATAGTTAAAAAAAAGAATAGATATGAGTAGTTTTAGAGATACATCAGATTTTGGTAGTAAAATATTAAAGATTATTGGTAGAAAAAAAGATTTTAAGGTTAAATTTAGTAATAATAAGTATAAAATAGCAGATGCTTTATTTGAAAAAAATGGTAAAACTGCTTTAGTTGAACATAAATATAGACATATTACTGACAGACAACTAATTGTTAAGTATAATAATGAATTATTACTTGAAGAAAGTAAATATAATAATTTATTGAAGTATCAAAAGGTTAATAATTATGATTATTGTTTCTATATAACAACTATTATGAGTGGTGATACATTTATTTTTAATCTTAACCACCCTGAATTAATAAATTGTAATAAAGATATAAGAAGTTGCCCTGATACTACAAGTGGTAATAAAAATTATGTTAATAAAAAGTTATTATTACTTGATGTTAATAGTATTTATTGTCAAAAAATGAAAATTGACTTAGAATAATCCTGAAAGTTTCATATAAATAGTAGCAAACCCAATTAAGAACATAACTACAATTCCTATTACACTATATTTTAGTATATTAGGATTTTTAGTTAGAAATCTTGTTTCTTCTGTTTCAGTTTCAATCTTTTCAACAATCTTTTTAAGGGAATCTAACTCCCTTTTGTTGTTTGTTATAGTTTCATAATTAATACCACAACGTGTTGAATTGGTTTTTCTTTCAACTTCAATTAATTTAACCTCAATCTCCCTTATATTAGATTTTATTGTTTTCAAATCTTCAACCTGAATATCCAATAATTGGACTTTTTTAGTCAAATCTTCTAATTGTATTCTAATATGTGTTATATCCTTTGAAATTAACTCAAATTTTAAGTTAAGTATTTCTCTAAACCCAAGTAATTGTTGATTCACATTATCGGCAATGGCCTGAATTTTACCACTGATGGCTCTATATTCAAGTGAGTTGTCTTCCATAATTATTCCTTTTCATATTTATTTTTATTGTCTTGTATAAATTTATTATTAATTATATTACTACCTGCGTATATACTATAAATCATAGTTAAAGCAGTAGATATACTTACAATTTCATAATCAGTATAAAATGTTAAAATAATTAATACTATTATACATAATATAAAAGCATAAAATTTTCTACTGTTAAATTTATTATAAGTGTTCATAAGGTTATATATATGTTTTTAATAGAAACACCTCCTAAATTAATTAAGAGGTGTTTGTATTATTGATTAATTATTGTAATATAATTTCAAAAAGGTAAATCATCAGGTAAATCATCACCATCCGTAGCAGAACTTCCTGTATTGTCAATTGGTTGTATGTTATTGTCAATATAAATACCACTACCTCCACTGTCAATTACTTCTAAATTAGTATAATTATTATTATATAAATTTATTCTTGGATATTTAAAAGGTGGTGGTGGCGGAAAATAATCATTACAAAATAATGAAAATCCTGTTAAAACACCATCAGCAAAACAATTGAAATTATTTATATTAATAACTGAACCATATTCAACATCAAATATATTTTTATTAGTTGTTTTAATATTACTTGTATTAATTTTTAAATTACAATTAGTTAAATTAAGTATATTACCATTTTTAACTTCAAATTTATTTGTGTTAGATATATCATTATTAATATAAATATCACCTGTTAAGGTTAATTCACATAAGTTAGTTAAAATCATTCCTCTTAACTCACCTGTAATATTTATTTTATGTTTAGTTGTAGTAGAACCCTTATAAGCAGTTAAAGATGATTTACCACCTAATGCGAATAAATTATTTCCATTAACAATACCAATATTTTTTAATGTATATGCGTTATTTACATCACCATTAATATTTATTATTAATTCATCAGGATTTGGCATATAAGCACCTGTTTGATCAACATAATATAAATTAGTATTACCTATTAAATTATCAATATTTAATATTAATGATTTTACTATTTTATTTGCTGCTATTAAAGCATAATTACTAAAAACTAAATTATTTATATTTAATTGTAATGTATCAGATATAACATTACCTATTAGATATGTTGAATTGTTATTAACATAATTAATATTAATAACTAATGTTTTTGTATATACACCTGCTATTATACTTCTATTTGCTTCATCTAATTCTATATAAATATTATTATTTGAAATAGTATTAGTTCCATTTATAAAACCAGTACCTGAAGAAGCACTACCTGATATAGTTAATTTACCTTTACCTGATATAATAATTTTATTATTATTAGGGTTTCTAATAAAATTATTATATGATACTAAATCAACACCTGAATACATATGAATCATAATATTTTCACCTGCTGTACAAGTATAAGAAAGGGATTCTTCATAAACACCAGGATATATAATAATTAATATATTCTGTTTGTCTGTTCTATTAGTTAAAGCAGTATGTAATTTATTAGTACCGCCACCTTGTAATATAATAGTATTCTGTATTTCAATTTCACTTGAACCAACATCTTTATTAACCCATTTAGAAGTAGCAGTGTCAAATGTTAAAACTTGTCCATCAGTTGGAGTTGTAATAGTTGTATCTGTTAATTCATCTATTGAAGCAGCACTTTCAGGTAGGTCTTTATTAACCCATTCTGTGCCATTGAATGAAAGGATTTGACCTAATGATGGAGTTGATATATTTAAGTTGCTTAATTCATCTAATTCTAATACAGGAATAGATGTATCGGCATTAACCCAATTAGTACCATTAAATTTTAATAATTGACCACTTATAGCCGATGTAATTTTAACATCTTCAACATCATTTAATTTATTTTTTATTAAATTAACAACAGTTAAAAGCGACCCTGTAAAATATAAATTATTAGGGTAAAATGTACCATTATAATCAATATAATAATCATTAATAATTGTTATTGTTGATGGTAATGTTGAATGTGGTTTAAAAATTCGAACACCATTATTTGTTGTATTAAAATAAGCATTATATAAATTAACATTACCGTATATAGTCATATAATTAGATGTACGTACTGTACAATTAATAAAATTAAATACAGAACCTTGGTTAGTATATACATCACCTGAATCTGAAAAAATAATATTACCCTCAAAATTAATAGGTATATAACTTTTAAGATATCTAATTTCACCACTTACTGTAAAATTTCCTTTTTCTTTTATAATACTACCATAATCACCTAATCCGATACTAGATTCAAATGCGGTATTAACTAAATTAACATAAATCTTATGACCATTAGTATTTAATACTTTGATATTTGAAAAAAATGCTATTCTAATATCCTCATTAAAATGTGAAAGTCTAACATCAGTATTAATATTTTTTATTAATATATTAATATTTTTTGTTATATTTTTTAAACCAAATAATCCGACCATAGTAGTATTATTATTATTATTATATATTGATATATTACCTATTTCACTATTAAAATTAGTACCCCTTAATTCCCTTGTTATAGTAGTATTGTTATTACCAAATTCAACTCCATCAAAAGTATAACCATTAAAATTAATTTCATTGATATTTATGGTATAATCTTTTGCTATTGTTCCTCTTATTAAATATGAATTTGCTTTAATTAATGATATATATATTTCATCAATAACCCTTGTTGGAGGATTATAAGTAGTAGATTCTATAAAATAATAATCCTGATTAATAGGTGTAATTATACCATCACCTTTAATAATTATTCTATTTGGGGTGCTTACGTTTTCATTTATTTGAATGAATTGATATTTATGTCTAATTTCTACACCATAATTATTATGTATAATAATACTTTCACCTTCTGATGGTATATATATATTTGTTTCATTATAAATACCAGCGCATACTATAATAAGAGTAGATGATTTATTTACTCTATTAGTTAAAGCATAATTTATTTTGTCTGTACCACCTCCTTGTACTATAATAACATCCTTAATTTCAAATTCACCATTGTCATCACTTGAAATCCAATTAGTACCATCAAATTTAAGAAAATCACCTGTACTTGGGTTAGGTATATCAACATCATTTAATTGGTTAAGCTCGCTTTTAGTTAAAGTATCAATATCAACATACTCTAAACCATTTTCAGTGTCTTTAACCACTACAATTTGACCTGCTTTTCCAATGAAATTATCAGGAGTATCCAATAATCCTGTAAATCTTTTTGGATTCAAATACTTACCATCATCTACTATTATGTTATTCATCTATATCTGTTATATTTTTTTCAACTATAAATTTTCCACTCATTATTGTATATATATTAATACCATCTACTACCCTTAAATCATAGTAAAATACACCAACCTTATTAAAACCTTTTTTATTTAATAATATCTTACCATTAATATTGTCATAATTTAATATAATGGAATCATCAATTGTACTTAACATATTAATTGTTATACCACGGTCATTCTTTACTTTCATTTCAGCAGTTTTATTAGTGAAATCATACTCCCTACCATATTTGTCATATGCTTGTAGTTCATAATTTAGAGTATCATCATCAATTAATATTATGTTATAATCATTTACATACTTATTTAATGTTCTCATTAGTCTATTCTATTAATTTTTATAGTCTTTCTACCAATTGTATTAACATTACAAAAATTATTATATGATTTATACTTAGTTGGAAACCTACTCATATAAGTTTTAATATCTTCAAAAGCACCAAAGGCTAATTGTCTATATCTTATTGCTAAATTCTTGCGGTCTTGGTCTTCAATCCTGTCGCTATATTCATTCTTTTGTAATATAGTTCCACTTGGTGTGTCTTTGAACCTAAAATCGTTCAAATAGACTTCGTGTGTTAAATATGTAATGACAAAATATAAACCATTATGTAAATATTTACTACCATTATATTCATATTCTAATGGTTCAAGTAAATCAACATAATCATCTATATTGTTTATAACATCAACATAAAAACTATTACCAATTAATTTAATCATTTCAAAGTTTTCTACTTCAAATATAAATTGATTAATATCTTTAATATTACTATTTTTATTAAATGCCCTAATATTATTTATGTTATTATACGTTGCTATTGTTTTCATTCTTTACAACTTTGTTTTTTGTACCTAATTCAATAATTTTATAAATATTTTCATCCCTGAAATTTACATCTTTATAGTTTGAAAATACTTCCTGAAACAACCCTTCTAACGTCTCACGATGGTCAAACGTCTGATTGTTCATAAAATCAATAGCAGCAATCATATCACCCCCATTACCACCAATTAAAGCACTCTCCTTTGAGTCAATCAATACAGGCGGTATATTTCCCACTGATTTTCTAATATTATTTGCTATACTCGACTCATAATGCTCCCATATTTTGTCATCAACATTCTGTTTAACTTCTTCTAATTTCATTCCATCCAAATCAGGATTACTATTAAATTCTTGTTCAATTAACATAAAAGGTGTTAAGTTGTCTGCCCCACTAAATTCTTTAAGGTTTTTTAAAAATGCTGCTCTTTCTTGGTCTGATTCAAATGGTGTTGTTTTAACAAGGTATTTAGTAAAAAAACCACTCCTTAAATCCTTATTCTTAAAAATTTGAATTTGTCTTTCAGTATCAGCATCTTCAGCAACAACATCAATATTAGACAATGGATATATACCATATTCATCAAAATTATAATATAATACTTGACCATTATATTTATTAATTCCACCTGCTTTTAATATCTGATTTCTAATAATTTCTTTGTCAGGATTATAAATATCAAAACTAATCAAATCAGTTTTTTTAGTATTAGCGTTATATTCTTCACTATAATATATCTTATTAACAAAACCATTGTCATCAATTTGACCTAACCTTGTATAAATATTAGGTAAAATAGAAACTGAACTAACTTCATAATTCAAATTATAATTAAGATGTATAAATAAACCATTAAAATATGATATTTCCCTTGAAGCACGCTTTAATAAGTTATTCAATTTCATTATGTGAATACCATTCCTACCAACTATAATATTCTTTAAGTTTTTTGGTATATTAAAACCCTCACCACGAATAAATTTATTTATTATACCTACACAAGATTTTCCTGTTGTAGAATTGTCTATTAAAGATTCCATTCTATTAGGATATTGATTATCAATACCATAAGAATGTATTCCTAACTTGTCATCATATTTAATTATATTTTTAGTTTCAATTTTAACTACATTACTTCTTTTTAAACTCATTTAATATAATTATTTTTCTAATTCATCAACTGAAACCGCTGTGTAATTATTTTCAATAGCAGTATTTAACAATACTTTTTTTATTTTACCTTTTTCATTCTTAACATAATATAATATATTACCTTTACTTGTATTACCTGCTTCAATAAATTCTGTTGTAGTAGGTTCAGTTATTAATTCTTCCCAATTTTCAGGAAATTTACTGAACTTATTAATATATACTTTATTTTTTTTCAATATTTTTATTGCTATTTCATCTGTTATATTAGAATTAGAATACATTTCACCACCTGTGAAAGTTAATATTCCCTTTAACATAAATAATCCATTTTCTATTTGATACATAATATTTATTCCTTCATTTTTTAATCTATTGAAATATGTAATATGGTCTTTCTTACAAAAAGAACATTTTTCACCAAATACTCTTCGGTAATAACTAATCAATAATAATAATTTATTACCATTATTTAATATTTCTCCAATAGTATTATTTTCAATAAAATTTTTTAATTCATTATACATAATAAATCTTATTTAATTAAAAATAGAAGTGCCCGAAAACGAACACTCCTATTAATTTATTTATGCTACCAATAGAGCAGCCAATTTAGACTTAGTAGTAGAATAATCAGTATCCCATAAACTTAACGGTCTTGTTAATTCTTCACTACCATCCTTAGAAGTAAGTGTTTGTAAATGAAGACCCTCATTCTCATTAGAATTATAACTACCTTCAGTTTGATATAAACCATAATTAAGACCTAATATCTTAATTGCTCCATCAACACCATCAACACCTTTTGCTTTCGTTTCAATTATTACCACTTGGTCTCCAACTGAATCTAATTGCTTCATTGTTTCTGAATCTTGCTTACTTACTATAATAGATATAGTATGTGAGTATTTGTCATTAGTAAGTTCTTTTGCTACCATTGAATAACCTGCTGAGTTGGCAGTTTTAGTACCTTCAATTTTATAAGCGAGCTTACCTGTTTTTAATACTATATCATCAACAATATAATTATTAGTTGAATTATAAGATACACTTTCAATATCTAACCTGTTCATAATATACATTGTGGTTTCAATTCCTAAACCTGTTCTGTCATCGCAAGAATTCAATAAGTCTTTAAATACTCCATTTATACAATTTGCCATAATTTTATTTTATTTATTTTTTTTATTTTATTAGTTTATAATAATATATATTTTTATACACTTGTTCTATTTTATACACTCGCTTTTGCTAATTTACTATTCCTGATTGATATTTAATATTCATTACAAAATGAGTATCCCATTTTAAATCTTTAATAGTTCCAATATATTGTGTAAATGGTGTTAATGTATCAAATTGATTTAATTGATTAATAATAGAACCTGTATTAATTGATATATTAATTGGTTTAAATTTAAATGGTGAATATGCTTTATTTAATATTGTATCTATATTATAAACAAATTCATCATCTAAATATATTTCATATCTCAATCTTGTTTTACCTGTTTTTGAATTATTATAATTTGCTACATCACCTAATATAGTTGTCATAAACATTTTTACCCTTAATTTAGGAATATTATTTGATTTTTTAGGTAGGTCATATAAATAATAATCATTTGCTAATTTATTATTTTCATTCAATTTCATATCAGTTAAGTAATTAATCAATCTTAATGATATATAATTACCTACTTTTGTATTTTGAATGAAACCAAAAGCCATTTCACTATCATTTGTCTTTATGTTAAATAACATTGTATCATAAGCATATGGATTAATAATTCCTTCCCAATCATAAACCATTATTTCATTTGTTTTAGTCATATATTTTTCATCATAAGCACTATAATAATAATAAAAATTACTAATATTTTCATCGAGTACAACACTATGTTTAGAATTAACACCAAATGTATTTCCTAATGATGGATTATAAGTAATATTGTTTGAAATAACATAATAAAAATCTATTAAACCATTGGTATTATTATTTGTACTTAAATTTACTTCATCAAAACCAAATCCTTCAACATATTTATTTAACATATATTTAGTATTAATATAATTATTATTATAGAAGAATATTGGTCTTTTATTTTCAAGTGAAGTATCTTTACTTTCTAATATTAATGAAGTAGTAAATTCATTTTCATTACTATTATTACTATTTTCTGAAATATGTAATCCATTTTCAATACCATAAATTCTAAATGTTCCCTCATCACCATTTTTTGCTACTGTTTCAACTATTACAACAACATCATCCATCTGCTCTAACATATCATTATAATTAGCATTTGAACGGTTAATTACACACTCAAATCTATGCTTAAACTTATTAGTTGTAATCTCATTTATAGTAGTCATAAAACCACTATTATTAACTCTTTTAGTTCCTGATATTTTCCAATTATAATTACCTGTTTTGAAGTAAAAATTATTAACAATATTTTTATTAATAATACCATCCTCTTTATAATATAAATCTATAATATTTTCAATAAATGTATAATCTGTTATTTTACCTTGTGTGCTAATATGTGTATAAAAATCAATATCACTTCGTTTTATAACATAAGCATTCTGTTCAATGCCATTTGATACCGAATCATTACATTTATTCTCTATTCCTCTATTTAACTTATTATATATATTACATAAATCCATTTATTTATTATTTATTTTTATTAAAAAAGGTGGTAGATTATTCCACCACCTTTTAAGTTTATAATATATAGTTTATATTAATAAGCCACAGCATACATTTTAGTGTCAAGTACTTTAACATCCATAATAACATTTGCCTTCATTACGTTAATCTCATTGTATTCATCATAAAATGATTTTACTTCGCTAAGACTTCCTTCATCCAATGTACCAATAGGCATATTAGAAGGTGCGATTAATAGAGCACGGTGTGGTTTGTCCAATGTAGTACCATTGTCAAAATTAGCAGCAATTTGCCTATCCCATTGATACATAATAACAATTGGAATACCACGATATTTAAACACGTCTTTACCATCTTCGGCTACACTTAAAGAAAAACCTAATGATTTGTCTTCAATATAATCATAGAAATTAAGTGCTAATGAATCACTAACAAAGAATTTCAAATCACCTGATTGACGAGCTCTTGGATCAACTTTTGCGAACAAACCTCTCATTACTTTAAGAGCAGTATCTTCAGCCAATACTAATTGTAAAGCAGTGGTAGCCAATGTGTTTTCAGTAATAGATACTTTTTCTTTACCTGCCAATACGTCAGCATATACTTGTTTCCAAATACCATCAATAGCATCAAAATATTTAGGATCAACACCTGCGGTTAAAGTACCACCACTCAAAGCAATATCAGCATCAGTATCACCAAACCATACCAAACGGTCGACCATTTCTGAAACGGCTTCAACACCACGTTGTGTAATATAACCCATTACTTCATCATCACCTTCATTAAACCAATCAAGTGCTTTAACTTGTCTTTGGAATAATTTAAAATCTTGGTCAATTTCTGTTGAACATAATTCAACTCTAAAACCTACCATTTCAGGCGACCATACCTTCTCAGAAAAAGAGAGAGTTCCATCAGGAGTAGTTTTACAACCTGTAATTTTTTTACCCATCAAACCGAATCCACTTGCGAAAGGTATTTGTGTTTTATATTTAATACCAGGTATGATTACGTGGTTATTAGCCAATTCACTTTTAGCAAATGCTAATTCATATACACCCTGTGAAATGTTTTTTGCTTCTTCAGGATTTATTGTCATATTTGTTAAATCAAAACTCATAATTTATTTTATTATTTTTTTATTTTATTTATTAAATTTTTTAATTACTCTTTCTTTCTTTGTTCCATCTTCATTAAACTTATTAGTATCTTTTGCTGTAAAATTAGATTGTATTTTAGCGTTAATTTCTCTTAATTGTTCTGCTAATGTACTTACTTGTTTTTTCAAATTCAATACTTCTACATCTTCTACTACTTCTACTTCTTCAATCACTTTTTCACCTACTTCATAAGTTAATACACCCTCTTTAATAGTGAATTTTACATCAACTAAACCATCAACACTTACATCTAATGATGTTAATAGTGCTTCTGAATCTAATACAACATCAACTATTTCAGGTTCATCTACTACCTTCTCTTTTATTTCAGTTAATTCACCTGATACAAAAATAAAAGTTCTTTCATCAGGTATTAAATAATCACCATCAGCAGGTTTTTCTACTCTTTCACCATCTACTTCAGTAATTTCTACTGCTTTATTTCCAACAATGGCATCATCTGTACTTTCTAATTCAGGAAATTCTAATATAAGACCATTGGTATCTGTCAATTTTAACATATTTTTAATATTATTTTTTATTGTTGTGTCATCATCAAGTAATAAATTACTGAAAAAATCACTAATTTTTGTTAATAATGTTTTATTGTTCTCTTTTAACATAATTTCTATATTAATATCTTTTTTTAATGAAGCAAATATTTCTACTTTTTCTGTATTTTCACTAACTTTTTCTATATTTACAAATCCAAAATCTTTTAATTTAATATCATCTAAGAAAGTTTCTTCATCTAATAGTTTAGTTATTATGTTAATATCAATACCTGTTTCAATCATATATATTTTTTTTAATTCATCCTCTACTTTTCTTAACTCACTAACCATAATTTCAAGGTCATTAGCATTACCCTCTATTTTAATCCAAGGGTTATGTACCATAAAATCAGTCTTATTCTCAATTAGTCTTTTCTTACCACTTAAGAATATAATAGATGCAATTGAAGCACATTGATTTTCAGCAATAGTTGTAGTGTTTTCAAGTCCTTTAATATAATGATATATACTCATTCCTTCATTAACATAACCACCTGCGGAGTCAATATGTATAATCAATTCATCATAATCATTATTACCTACTTGGCTCTTAACATCTTTTAGAAATATTTCAACCCCAATTAATCCTTTAATGTAAATATCTTTTTGTACCATATTATTCTATATATTTTATTTTATTTGTTCTATATTTGTGATTGCTCAATAATAGTATTTCTTTGTGTATTAACACGATTAACTTCTTCAATAACTAATACACTTGGATTTTCTTTTAAAGCATCACTAAATGATTGTTTAACAGAAGCATTACTATTGTCAATAAATTGTTGTTGTTGTGAAGCAACATTACCACCATCAGCAACACCACCACCTGAACCACTTGTACCACTCATATTAATAGAACCACCACCTTTTGAACCTGGTTTAGTAGCGTATATTTTCTTAACTGCTGATGCTGTTTTTACGCCAACTGCTATTGCTGCTACTGCTCCAAGTGCTGGACCCACAATAGGTATCCCTGCTAAACTTGAATAGGCTGAAATAGCACCTTTTGTACCATCTATTAAAGCATTACTTGCTGCTGCTGCTTGACCTAATTTACTTTCTTGTCCAAATATTGTAGCAATATTACCAAGTGCTCCTTGTGCTAACATTATTTTAAAGTCAGTTTTCTGCTTATCAATATTCTTTTGTTGTTCAGCATACATTCTGTCAATATTAGTAATGTCTTCATTTTTAGCAACAGCAATACTACGTTCTAATTCCCATTTAGCAGTCAATCTTTCTTGTGAAGTTTTGAAATCCCAATCTGCTCTTACAGCATCTTGAGCATAACTTTCTTCTAATGCTACTAATTCATTTTCAAGTTTAAATAATTTTCTTTCATCGTCTAAATCTTTTTCGTATTGAACATATTTTGCTTTTATTATAGAAGTATCAGCACCAATTCTTTCAGCATTTTCTACTTCAGCAGTATAATCCATATCTAATTTTTGTAATAATAAAGTATATTCTTGGTCAGAAAATGCTTTAGTCATTTCTAATTTATTATTAAGATTAGTTCTTTGTACTTCAAGTTCCAACTCAGCACTTTTCATAATATTTGCTACAATAGCATCATTAATACCTATTTGTGCTTTGGCTGCTTCTGCTTCTGTTTTTTGTCTTTCCTTGATTGCTTGTAATAATCTTGTTTCATATACTTCACTTAAACCAAGTGCTCTAATTTTTTCTGCTAATATAGTAGCATTACTTTCCCTAACCAAATCATTTGAATCAATAGTTTCAGTTGTAATAGATTGTATTGTTTCAATCTGTTTGTCAAATGTTTCCCTACCAATTTTAATAGTTTGTTCTAATACTTTTTGTCTATTGTCAATTGTCTCTTTGTCTGAATTATAAATTTGAGCATTAATAGTTTTTGTATTGTTAAATGAATCATTCAATACATCTAATTTCTTTTGATTTGCTTGTTGTTCTAATGCTCTTAATCTTTGTTCTGAATCATATTTTAAACTAACTAATGCTGTTTCAGCATCACTTAATTTTTCCATACCTGTTAATCTATTGTTAATATTTTCTTCATTATATTTATTATTTTTAACATCTTGTTGATATTTCCTGTCAGCAAGTTCAAATTCCTTTTGAGCAATAGAAAGATTATTTTGATATATTTTTTCTGTTGTTTCAGCAAAACCTCTTTCAGCATCTTCCCTATCCTTAAAACTTTTAGTAGAATCATTTCTTATTTTGTCATATGCGGTTGCTTGGTCTCCAAGAGCAATATTTGTTTCCCTTACTTCTTGTTTCAAATCACGTATAACATTTTGTAAAGCAGCAAGTTTATAACCTTCCTTAGCAGCATCAGCCATACCAACACCAAGTTCCTTAACAGTATTTTTCATATTAGTAAATTCTTCACCAACACCTTTAAAATCAAGAGTTAATAATTTGAAAGCAATTTTATAATAACTAATAAATACATCTATTATTTTGTCGACATTAGACTTCAAAAATTCAATAGCACTTGATATAGCAGCAAATGATTTTTCTATTAAATCACCACCCTCTTTTGTACTTTTAAATTGGTCATATAAACCCTTTACAGCGGCTATAATAGCAACGAATAGTAATACAATAGGATTAGCGATTAAAGCCTTAAAAGCAGTTCCTAAATTACCAACACCACCCTTTAATATATCCATACCTTTTGTTGCTATTGATGAACTACCACCAACCATTTCTAAACTACCACTAAAACTAAGACCATCTTTAAATGCTTCTTTAATTCCGTCACTATATTTAGCTACACCTCTACGAGCATCACCTGTTAGTTTTTCTTCTTTTGATATTAAGTCAGTAAGTTCCTTTTTTTGGTCTGAAAGTTTTTGTGTAGCAGCATCATTCTCACCATATAATTTAGCAGATTTTGCCCATTCAACACTAACTGCTGAAAGTGCTGCTCTTGCTTCCTTAATAGTTGTTATATTACCTTTATTAGTAGCGTTAAGATTTGTTAATAAAGTTGAATTAGTTCTATACTCTTTATTAAGAGCTTTAACTTCTGCTTCTTGTTTAACATATTCTTCAGATGTTTTACCACTTGCTTCTTCAATTCCTTTTAATTCTACTTTTGCTTTTTCTAATTGTTTAGCAAGTAAAGCAGTTTCCTTTATAACTGAATTTGTATCAATTTCTAACTTTAATATTTCTGCCATTTAAGTTTTATTGTATTTTTTTATTATATAGTTAAATTATCCATTCTCACGAGTTCCAATTTAACAGTTTTATTTTCACCAAATTGGAAATTACTAACCTTATTAATAAAATATTTAACATCATTAATAGTAGCAATAGTTTCATATTGTGTGAATGGTTTTCCATCAACAAATAAGTCAAAATAAGTCATTAATACTTCAACCTCAAGTACTTCTGTATTACCAAATATATCAACATAAAAATTATTTCTTATTTCAGGTTTCATATACTTATAACATCTACCTTCTGAAA